TCAACAGCACCTGCAGCAGCACCTGTAGCTCTACTTACTCCGGCAAGTGCTAAAGAAGAACCAAGTGTAGCACCTAACGCACCCGCACCAGAAGTAATATTCATTGCTCCTGCAGCTTTTGATAGGCCTGTGGCTGCAAGTGTGCCACCAATACCTAAAGTGTCAAGCATGTTCATTTGTTGATATGTTTGCTTATTATCAAATACGACGGTTTCAGGAACATATAGTGATATTGCTGTAGTTGATCTTTTTGTTCTTCTTGTTAGACCTAAAAAGTTACCCTTATTCAGTTCGGCCGTTCTTGAACCAACTGGTTGTCCATTAGACCCACTTGGGGCCAATGCAGCTTTTCCTGCATCCCTATCTTTTGTTGCATCTTGTATAAGTATGTTGAATAGCATGGCATGTGATAGTGATTCTATGTCACTAGGATAGTTCAATGACGAAAACTTATACTTGTTTGTGCCTAAATTATCTAAAGGTCCAACGTCTTGTCTAGCCTGTAATCTTTGCATCTAAATATTCTCTATCTTTTGGATATATTTATCATGTCATACAAAGGCCGTTTCATACCAACAAATAGTAACAAATACAAAGGTGATCCGACACGAATCATATATCGTAGTCTTTGGGAACGTCGAGTCATGGTCTTTCTTGACTCAAATCCGGCTATAGTACAATGGTCGTCGGAAGAAATCATAATACCCTATCTATCTCCTATAGATCGAAAAGTGCATAGATATTTTCCCGATTTTTATGTCAAAGTGCGAGATAAAGAGGGTAAAATACGAGAAATGATATGGGAAATAAAGCCAAAAAAGGAATCAATAGCTCCAAAAAAGAGATCTCGCGTCACGCAAAAATATATATCCGAAGTTGTGACATGGGGAGTCAATGAGGCAAAGTGGAAAGCTGCCGAAGAATATTGTCTTGACCGAAATTGGCAATTCAAAGTGCTTACAGAAGATGATCTAGGAATCAAATAAATAGATCTATGGCACTATTAGATAGACTACAAAAAGAATTGCAGAAACAAAATCTAGCTATGAGTTCAAACAAAGCTAGACAATGGATCAAAAATAAAGTCAAAGATCTAAATGGTCTTAGACCAAACACGCTTATGCGTGATACAAGGCGCAAGCAAACAACGTTTGATCTTGGCGGAATGTATTTTTTTGTCTATAATCCAAAATTAAGAGATGATTTGCCGTTTTATGATTTATTTCCTCTTGTCATACCTATAGAAACATATTCTGACGGATTTCTTGGACTAAATTTGCATTACTTAGCTCCAGTTCCTCGCGCGAAATTACTAGATGAATTGAGTGAATTTGCTACAAATAACAAATACGATGAAAAAACAAGAATAGCTGTTTCGTATCAAATGCTAAAAAGCATATCAAATACAGATGCATTTCGTCCGTGCTTGAAAAGATATCTATTGCAAAACATAAAATCACAATTTTTGCGTATAGATGCAAATGAATGGGATATTGCAATATTTTTGCCTGTTGAAAGCTTCATAGGCGAAACAAAACAAAAAGTCTTTTCAAATTCTAGAAAGAAATATAAATGAGTAGCATAGAAGCGTTTAGATCTAGTATAAATCGATTTTCAGACTTTGCAAAAGCAAGTCGTTTCTGGGTCACAATTCCGGATCCGCCCACAGGTGGTGATACAAGACTTCTTAGATATAGATGCACGGATGCAGAACTGCCCGGAAGATCATTTGCAACTTTTGACAATAGAACATACGGATTATTTCAATCGCATCCATCACAAACAACATTTGGACAACTAAATCTAACATTTTTGTGTTCAGCTAATTTTGCAGGACCTGTAAGAGAAACAGGTTTTGCAGAAAAAAAGATATTTGAAGATTGGATGGATTACATAAATCCTACTGAAAATTCTGCAACGAATATAACAGATAATGCTCTTTACAATTTTAGATATAAAAAACAATATACAAGAGATATTATTGTCGAACATTATGACGTTGTTTCTGGTCGGGAAGAAGTTGAAAGTCTTGGCATCCTAACGGAGTCAGATTTTCCAACATATCGAGTCAAATTCATCGATTGTTTTCCAATATCAATAAATCAAATTTCATTGAGTTGGGCTAGTGACGATAACATATCACTAATTGTAACTTTCGCATACACTAGATGGCAGAGAGAGTCTAGCCCTCTAAACAATACAATAACCGAAAATGATTCTGGTGTCATTACTCCGCCAAGTCAAACAGCATCGACACAAGAAGTTCCAGGAAATCCTTTTACTGGCGCACAGCGATTCACCTATGATCCTCAAGCAAATGCACTTCGACGAGATGCAACACCAAGATAATATAATGAAAGGAATATAGTTATGTCTTTACCAAAACTTGATTTGCCAACATATGAAATTGAAATGCCTTGTACAGGCAAAAAAGTTACTTTTAGACCATTTTTAGTAAAAGAACAGAAAATTCTTCTAATGGCATTAGAATCAAAAGTTGAAGAAGATATCATTCGCTCAATAAAACAAATTGTATCAAATTGTATTGTAAGTAAGGATTTCGATGCGGAAGATATGTCTTCCGTTGATCTTGAATACTTCTTCATGCATTTACGAGCAAGATCAATTGGAGAAAAAGTAAATCTCAACTACACATGCAAAAATGTTGTTGATGAAAATGAATGCAATCATCTAATGAAATTTGAACATGACATATTGTCAACTGAAGTAGAAAAAAATCCAGAGCACAATAAAACAATATTCTTTAGTAAAGATGTCGGCGTAGTAATGAAATATCCATCAATGAAGATGGCTGAAAATATGGTTTTGAAGGCCAAGGCAAAACCTAAAGATAAGTCTGATGTTGATTCAGCACTCGACATAATCATCGATTGCATGGATTATATCTTCGATAAAGAAAACATCTATTACATAAAAGAAATGAACAAGGAAGAAGTTAGGGAATATATTGAAAATATACCAAAGGCAAGTTTTGATAGAATTGAAAACTTTTTCAACACAATGCCAAAGATAAAGTCAGTTGCAGAACACAAATGCGAAAAATGTGGATTTGAACATAAAATTCAAATTGACGGCATAACAAATTTTTTCGTATAAGCCTTGGCCATGAAACGTTAGCAAATTACTATAGTACAAACTTTTCGATGATGCAACATCACAAGTATAGTTTGAATGACCTTGAAAATATGATACCATGGGAAAGAGATGTTTATATCGTTATGTTGGTTCAGCACATAGAAAGAGAAAACGAAAGAATAAAACACTCCATGAATAACAAGAGAAGATAAAAAATGGAATCAACAAAAACACATATGGGCAAAACTTATGCATTCGATGCAACTGCCCAGGGTAAAGGTCTTTGGAAAGAAGTAACAAAAAAAGGTAAGCTTGGAAGAATCGCATCCAAGGATTTACAGCAACGTTGGGGCAATCCTAACGAAACAGGACCTTTGTATGAAACTCCTAAAACAAATGTAGACAAAATGGGCGACACGATAACAGATGTCGCACCTAAAAGTCAAAAATTAAAAAGTCTACGCTCACTTCTAAGAGATCCAAATGAAACGGTAAAATCAGCAACATTCAAATCAATAAAACAAAATCTTCGTCCTGAAATGTTAGTCAAGCAACTTTTTGGTAAAACTGCAGGACTAATGGCAGCAAAAGGTCTTGGAGTTTCTTCAGAAAGAATGAATGCAGTTGCAGAAGGTTTTCAAGGATCTAGAGATCCTACAAACAGAGCATCCAGATCAAGCGACGCTGAACTAAATTCATTGCTAAAGCAAATGACCGAGGAATTAAAAAAGATTCGTCAAAAACTATACGGCGAAAATACAATAGCAGTAAAGTTTTCGAAAAGTTCAGACACATACAAACAATTAGAGGACGTAGCTGAATTTGCAAATGAAGAAAAGAAAAGAAGAGATCTAGAAGAAAACTTCAAACAACTTCCGCAAAAGCAAGGTTCACCTATGGTTGGCACATCGGCAGCAACAGCTGTCCCTGCAGGCGCGATGGGCGGAGGAGGTGGTGCCGGAGATGGCGAAAGTATTATTTCTAACATTATTTCTTCAATGTTTGGTGGTCTTTTGGGTGGAGCAGGAG